AAGGAATAGCCCAAACAACAAGAGTAACCGGGTCAGCGGTTGTTAATGCCGCAAAGTCTCCGCCCTGAATAGCTAAGGCAACAACATTGTCGTACCAATTAGCATCGTCAATGATTTCAATTAGTTTGGCATAGTAAGGGCCGTCTACACAAGCGTCAGTCGCAGTACCGCTATAAGCTAAAGCAGTTGCTGTCAAAGGAGTATTTGAAACTCCGTCGCTCTTCATTGAAATGCTGAAAGCACCAGAGAGAGCAACTGTTGGGGCAATAATCTGTACAACACCAATTTTATTGGTTGTAACATCTGCTGAGTTTAGTTGTGTTTCCATAACCAACTTGACAACTTTAGGAATCATGTTTGCGTTAATTTTAACAGAAACGGACGCACTATCTGCTGCCCAATAGCGTATACAACCAAGTTCACCAGTAACCAAAGTTTCAGTTGCGGCTTTGGTTGCAGTAAAGTTAGAACCTGAGAAAGTACCGTTTAAGATTGTACCACTTGGAAGGGTTACCCAACCATAAAGAGTTGCACTAGATGTAGCCGCTAAAGGAGTCCCCGCAACAGTGCCTGTAACTGTTTGTCCAGCAACTGTCAAAGACACACTTTCCTCTTGGTAAGTGCTGTTTGAAGTAACGGTACTAACACCAACGGTTGCGGCAAGCATGCCCAAGTTCCATTGGGTATCTGTTAGATTAAATTTCATTTCCCCTGTGTGGTAGTAAATATATTGCAACTGATTACCACGTCCGCCCCTAACTGGTGCAGAACCTAGAGAAACTTCGATTGAAGAATCTAATAGTGTTTTTCCAGCAAAAATAAGTTGTTCGCTAGTGTCGTATGCGTAAACGTCGGCCACCGACGTAAGAAACTTTCTAATACTCATTTAAAACCTCCTGTTTAATATAAACTTTTATAATATCCCTTAATTCTTTAAGGGTTTCAACCTTATTGCCAAGCAATAAAGCAACATACATTTCTCTTTGTAAAGCACTAAGTTTTAGCGCTTTCCATAGAAACCTTTCTCTGGATTGTATCTAAATCCACAGAAACATCTTTGTATTTACCACCATCGGCACTCCCTAATAACCAGTGCTTGACAAACGAAGTATCTTTGAATGTGACCATTCCAGACATGGACGCTGATAAATAAATCTTATAGTGTATTAAACTATCAAGTCTCCTTATACTTTTTATAAATTTTCTAATTGGCATAGAGTATACATACTCTAGCGTCCATCCGGTTGCTATAGTAAGAGAAACAATATAGTCTTCAAGAGACCCCGGGACTTCTCCAGACAGTCTCTCTTTATATTTTCTAGCCTCTTCTAATGAATCTCTAACCTCTTTTGAAATTGTTTCATCGGGTAACTCTATAAGATTTTGATTGCATATTATTGCCTTCATTTTATCAAAATCCACAAATGTGTATTTTTCGTCCCCTATTATAAAAAACGGTTTTCCCTTTTCGTCGTATTTATATCTTTCCACACTTTTTTCAAGAGATTCAAATGATTTCTCATCCTTTAAACAAAGATGTAACAATCTGTCGAACCAGAGAAGGTAGGGATGATTTTCTTCTTTGTCTTCTTGTACTGAATAAAACACATATTCTAAATTTGTCATTGATATAATCTTTACATCTGGAATTAGGTTTTTCTCAAAGGTAAGAGAACCAGAAAAAGCATTAAAAAGAAGATACTCTTTAACTGTAACAGGGTAAATATTTATGTTTCTATAAGGAATTGGTAAATCGTAGTTTATATAATAATTAATGTCCATGTGTTCCTTATGCTGAATATGTAGAAAATATTATTTTCTTTCCCCCGAATGGTATTTGACCAGCCTCGAACAATCTCGAACTCTGGTCAGCCATTTTATCAAAAGAAAGTAATCCTAAGCCTCCAACATCTTTACCGTTGAAGGTGGCTAATAATTCTTCTGTTATTGTGTCAATCCTAGTTTTATAATTTGACAAGTGGTTTATTTTATAGTGTGAGAATACTTCCATCCCAACTTCTATGTAACCAAGTGTTCTGTTCATGCCTACTGCATAAGTAGGCATGATTCTCAAAAGAGTTACCTCTTTAACCAAAACGTCGGGTTGTTTACCGTCCATGAAAACATGGTATTGGGAAGTATCTTGCTGTCCAGCATATATTAGTGCCCCTTTTTGTTCTTGAGTAAGGTTTGCTTTACTCCAAGCATCGGGGTCGCTGTATTTCAAGAGTCGCCAGACTAGCTCATTTTCATCCATTAATAATTTTATACAGTTATAAGATAGAGTGGAGAACTGACGAAATCTGTTATACGCAGTTTCACCCACATTTGCAGTAGTTGTGTTTGCCATATTTTACCATCCTCCACGAAGATAAATATTAAACGTCTCAACAACCGCCCCAACTGTGCATGTTATTGTTAGATAAGATGAAGAATCTCGCAAGATGTTTGTAACCTTAAAACTGTTTCCAGTAAGTTGAGTGAATGTGAAATTAGCTGTTGGCACAGAGTTCCTATTGCAAGTAATTGTAAAAGTATCAACCTGAACAACATCGTTTTCATATAGATAAACAGTGTACGTTCTATCAGCACCTTCCAATACATAGTTTGTATCAGGGGTTATCAGAATATCGCTATTAACAACGGGAGTTGCTGAAACCGTTATAACACAAACATCATCAGCAGGATTTCCGTCAATTGTAGCTGTTATATTACAAGACCCGTTTGCTACTAGGGTAACGAGACCGCTTGTGCTAACTGTTGCAATGAGTGCGTTTGAAGTAGTCCAAAGTACAGTTCTTGTTGCGCTCTTACCATTATATGTAACGGTAGGAATTAACTGTATTGTATCTGTTGGAATTCCAGCGGCAGTTGCCTTATTGAGAGTAATTGTATAAAGGTTGGTATTAACATCTGCAATACCGTTGGTAATATCATCAAGCTCATCGTTGACAAAGTTTGCGATTAGGTCTACGCTCAATATCTTTGCGCTTTCGTTATCATATGTTTCTTGATTTTTAAAGTCGTTTAGACCAGTACCAACTACTTTGTAGCAAGTCCAGTGTTGAGGATTCCCAAATAAGAATCTCTGGTTTTCTCTTATTAGATTTGTTCTTTCGTTAAACTGCATTTCTATGTGGAGAAAACCACCCGGGGTTGCAAAAGGAGAGCCTGATGTTAAGTAGTCTCTAGGTTCTTTAACCATATATTCAATAGCACACGGCTCTTCGTAAAATATCCCTGTTGCTTCATTAATCCATCTCATGGTATTATTACAACGCCTTATCGTGCACGTTCCGGTCAAGTTTTTAATAAATTCAGTATTTATTGTTAACCAAGTATTGTCATCAAAAGTATATAATTTTCCTAACTCGGTTAGGTGGTCTACATCTTTAAAAAGCAATGTTTTCCAATCGTCTCCAAGCTTTAACCCCGTTTCGGAATTAATGACATGGGCAATCCTAACGTCAACATCCTCAAATACCTCACCTCCGTTAGTTATCTCTTCTGAGATAGTCCACCAGTTAGAGGCGTTATAGAACTGATTATTTAATGTTTCTTGAAATAAGTCAGTATAACCATCTTTCGGGGTTGTTGCTTTTTGAGCTCTGATATTCAAATCTGGGATTATGTATTTATATTGATATGTCATAATACCCCCTTATATTCCAGAAAAATCTTCAAGATACCAGTCTGCCCAAGCGTTATTCCTATATTCATAATTATTTAATAGCTGCGAACACTCTTCTTTTATCATGTTTAAATATGATGCTTTTTCTCGAAGATTCATTGCCTCAGATGCAACTTTAAAGTCTCTATCGGTAATATGCAAATTCATTTGAGTTATATCATTTACATTTTTAGTCATCCAGTGCTTCATCATAAGTGTAGCTAATATAACTTGATTTTCTGTTGTTAGAACTACAGAAAAAAGTTTTGTTGAAGAAGTGTAAGTCAAAACCTGCTCGCACATATAAAAATCAACAATAGCAAACTTTAGCCATGCTTCCAAATAGTCTTCAAAGTCTGATTCGGAAGATTCAAAGAGGGTTAATAGCCTGTAATCAGCCGTTTTTTGCATCATCAAGTCATAAATTTCACTGGCAGAAGTAGCCATAAGACCTCCTTTATTGTAAGAAGGGTGGGCTTTTTAAGCCCACCCTTTGGTTAATTTTATTACTCAATTGTACTTTCGGGGTTTAATAAATATCTACCCTCTTCCGCCTTTTGAGATAAGTTTATTTTAGACATACGTGATATTTTATCGACAGTATTCAAGTCAACCGAATTAGGGTCGCCAATCATTTTATCTACGAGGATGTCAATTATAACTTTTTGTTGAGACTCGCTTGCGGAGGCATATAAGGATAAACCTTCTTCTGTCCCCAAGAAAATCTCTTCTATCTTTCCCTTATCGAGATTCTTATCTTGCATTTCATCCAGTCCGTTTAGGCGAACAACTTTTCTATTTAGGATAGCAAAGTATCCTTTTTCCAAAAAGCCTCTATTAACCTCAAGAACCTCAGCCAAATCTTTGTACATTATCCTTTTTATTTGAAACAGTGTATCAAACTTATATACGTTTCCTTGCCCACGCTCCTTGGTACACAGATTCAGTCTGTGAGGAAGTAAGGACATTACTTTTATATATGCTGTTGGAGAAACATCGAATTCTTCTTCTTCGAACTCTATCTCCTCCTTAGCCAACAATTGCCCTCGTTCTGCTAATTGAGATTGCAGTAAAGCGTTTTCCTCTTCCAACTCTTTAATATACTTATCTCGTGCATCTTGCAATTTATTGCTGTTAGGTGTGCTAGGGCTTTTGCCCGAAACACCAACTTTTGTTGTTTTTCCAGCCATAATAATTTCTCCTT